GTATTAATATTAAAGTAATGATACTATATACATAAAAAACAATAAATCAATACAAATATTAAAAAAAGCTCTTGAAAAATCAGATTTTTCTCTTATATTGAACTTGATTTTAACTACTAAACTACTAAAATGAAGGTAGAGACAGTGGCAAAGCTCTCCAAATACGAGCTAAGAAAAAAGGTAGAAAAGCTATTGCATAAAGTCTCAGAGCTTGAGAAGTCTAACGAGATCCTGAGGAGTAATCTGATGGAGAAGGACAAGAAGGATGGATCAGTATTCCAGAAGTTGAGAAGTGCAAGAGATAAGTTTTTCTGAGAGGAGTAGTTTCAGAGAAGTGTAATAGATTTACTTCCTAAACAGTAAAAAGATGACTAAAAATAAATGAGGTAGACCAACAGTTATGACAGAGGAAACACTCAAAAAACTAGACTATGCTTTTTCTAATTCATTTACTGATGAAGAAGCCAGTCTTTATGCAGGAATAACCCCAGCAACATTATATAATTACTGTAATGATAACCCAAAGTATTTTGAGAGAAAGGAGCTATTGAAAAAACACCCTACTATGAAAGCTAAGCAGAATGTAGTATCAAAGCTTAATGAGAAAGATTTAGATACTAGCAAACGATATCTAGAAAGGAAAGCAAAATCAGAGTTTAGCACAAAGCAAGAAGTTGATTTAGATGGTAATTTATCTATTAAATCCATAGATATAAAGATATGAGACTAGAATTCAAAGCAACAAAAAAGCAATGAGAACTCCTGAAGTATCTATACGATGATATACATACAGAGATTTGATATTGATGATGAGCTTGATGAGGTAAAAGCTATTGATGAGTGTTTTGGGTCCGATCAATGTGCCAGAAGTATCCTTGAACTAGACGGTTCTTTTGAAGAAAAGAATTAACTGTTCTAAGGAGAACAACACTAAATACTTATTTTAAGTTTCTAGCAGACTATCAAATCCCAGAAGTGAATAGATGAGGATTGAATAACCAGACCAATACTATTAAATTCCCTAATTGAAGTGAAATACTATTGCTTGACCTTGCTTGGCAACCTTCCGATCCTTTGTATACTAGATTCTGATCCCTAGAATTAACGGGAGGATTCATTGATGAAAGTAATGAGATCCACAACACTTGTATAGATATCCTAAAAACAAGAATAGGGAGACAAAAGAATAAAGAATACTGACTCAAACCAAAGCTCCTTGAGACCTTTAATCCTGATAAAGGGCATATTTACGAGAGATATTATAAACCTTACAAATCGGCAACTCTTCCGGAATATAGGATGTTTATTCCTGCACTAGCAACAGACAATCCCCACCTTGATGAAAACTATATCACTCAGCTCCAAAGAGCAGATGAAATCACAAGGCAAAGACTCTTGCTTGGAAACTTTGATTATGATGATACTCCTGGAAAGCTATTCAGATGGGATGAGATTTCAGATTTATTTACCAACAATGTAGAAGATTGAGATTATTATATCTCAGCAGATATTGCAAGACTATGAGACGATAAAACTGTAATAGTAGTTTGGAGATGACTAAAGGCAGTTCACTTTGTCTCTTATAATTGATTAACGACCGACCAAACAGTTGAGAGGATAAAAGAGCTTGAACAGAAATATAATGTCTCTAGATATAAAATCGTTATAGATAGCGACTGAGTCGGCGGAGGAGTCGCAGACCAACTTAGATGATGTGTAAACTTCTTGAATAATTGAACACCAAAAAAGACTCAGATTCCTAATAGTTATGCAAACTTAAAAACCCAATGCTATTTTGAGCTCAAACAACAGATGGAGAAAAGAACAATCAGAGTTGAAGCAGATGGAGAAGTGAAAGAATCTCTCCAGAGAGAATTAGATAATATCCTAGTAAAAGATAACCTAAAAGAACAGAAAATCAGACTAGAATCCAAAGAAGAAATGAAGAAGAGACTTGGTAATTCTCCAGACTATGCTGATGCTATAATGATGAGAATGTATTTTGTAGTTGCTAATCTGGAATGATGATCAGATCATACCGAAATATTTACTGTAGATTATAGCAGTGAGTTATACTAAAAATCACTTGCAATTTAGAAAAAAAACCTTATAAGGTAATAAATGCTTTTAGCTCCTTTCACAAAAGCAATATGGATGACTATCAAATCTTACAACAAATTTCTGACGAATATCAATTAGGATATAATTATGTAGAAAAACTAAGAGAAAGATATAAACAAAGACTTCTTAAATGGACTCCACAAGATAATAATAAAGATAAAATCAATATCAATTTGATAGCGAATACTATTGATGTATTGATCGCTAATTTCTGGAGTTCTTGAGTGAAGGTGAAATTTATCTCAAGGCAATGATGGATCTGACAAGAAGAAGCAGACAATCTTAATGCAGTAGCAGAGTTTGATAAAAAGGAGTGAGTCCAACAACAAGTAGAGTATCAATCAGAACAGGATTCTCTTTTCTTTTGAGTAGGAATAGTAAATAGGACAGGATTCGATAAAGTAAAAAAACATAATACTTGGAGGGCAATAAATCCTCTCTCTTGGATTCCTGATCCTTTACCTTCTCAGACAGGACAATTTGATGGCCAGAATTATAGATTCCATTGATTTATGATGCTCTCTAATGTAAGAGATATGATCCAAAGATACGGTAAAGAGAATATGGATAAATTCTTTGCGGCACAATATAACTCAGCTGAACAAAGCATAAGAGATACTTACTCAAAGAAGAATGGAGTTTGACCGATAACCTCTGATAATCTGGATAAGAATTTCTCGATAGATATTTATACTCATTATTGTATAGTAGACTGATTCAAGTGGAAGTTTGTTTTGGATTGAAAGTTATCGCATATCTTCCATAGAGAAAAGCTAGAACCAGTACTTAAAGAAGAGAAGTTGAACCCACTATTAGTTCCACGACCAATCATTCTTAATTACTACGACCCTCAAAGGAACAGTGCATTTGGTAATAGTCTATCTGACAAACTGGAGGATAAACAGAATTGAATCAGTATTTTAGCTAATCTTAATCTTATCAAAGCAAAGAAGGAAGCTCTAGGAGGAGATTTTCTTGTAAATAGTAGGTTGATTAAAAACAAAGAGGAGCTTAAAAAGAAATCAGTAGGAACAAGATACTTATTTGTAGACGAAGCAGCAATCCAGGAACAACCATTGACAAATGCAATGTATGAATTGCCACAGAGTGCAATCAGACAAGATACTTTCACTATGATGAACTTCCTTACTAGTGAGGCCAATAGAGATAGTAAAATCGATAGCTTGCAACAAGGACTAGTTCCGGATAAATCGATGACTAAGGCAGAAGCTCAACAAATCCAGAGCAATGCCAACAATATTATTTCATTAAAAAACGCCATCAAGAACCGATACTACCAAGAGTTCTATTACCAACGATGGAGAGGATATTTGGAGAATTTTACTGATTGAGAGAAAAAGTTTGCATTACTTTCTTCTGATTTTGAGTGGAGAGGAACCTCGCTAAAGAAGGATGAGTTCATAACTAAGCAGATGCCTTATGTAATGGTATGAAGTGCTGAAGATATGATGGCTTTGAATGAGAACCAAAAGAATTATCTCAATCAGTTATATCCAATTATCTCTAACGACCAGAACCTCCACGAGACAAGTAAAAATATCTTCAAGAGATTAGTGTATAGAGTGAATGGACTAAAGAATAATACAATCAATGCAATCTGTCCTTATTCAACAAGCGAAAAGAGAGCAAAAGACTTTGTGCAAATGATTAACTTGGGACATAAGCCAAAGAGTCTTTTCTCTGATCCTAATGCAGACTTCTTTACTTACTGGATTTATTTACAGAAAGCAGACGATTGAGATATAAAAGACGAAGTTCTGGAAGTGCTAGGAAGAGCAATCTCAGAGATGTGATTAGAACAGCAAGCAAATATGATGATGGAGAATCCGATGGCAAATAGTGCTGCTAATATTATGATGGCACAAAACCAACCACAACAAGACATAGTATCAAGACCAGATGCCAATAATCCTTTATCATTTAATCAATAGTAATGGCAAAACAAGAAGTAATGAAAAAAATCAAAGAGCTTATCTCTAGTCCAGGATGGAAAGAGATAGAAAAAGTCCTCAAGAATAGGAGAGCTGATTTGATAGTAAAGATCCTTTATCACACAGGGATTGAGGAGAAAACTTACTCTGAAGCAGATATCCGAAGACACTATATCAGATTTATTAACTGAATCCTAGATATTCCAAATCTAGAAGTTCCTTATGAGATGGAATTAACTGAAGAGATGATCGCTAAGGATGAATGAGAAATAGATATTTGAGATGTAGATGAGCTGTTCACTACGAGAGAATAGATAATTGCACTGACAATCAGTGCATATATAGATAATGATCCCATTGTTTATATATGCCTTGATTGTGGCTCAACCAATCATTAGGCGATAAGACCTTTATCTTATAAATTCTTAACCAATGACTAACATTGAAGAAACGGAAGACATCGACCTAAACGATGTAGAAAACGAGGATGAATCTACAAATGAAGAAGATGTGGATGAGTTGAAAGCAGAGCTGGCTAAAGAAAGAGCTGAGAGAGAAAAATTCGAGGCTAGGTTCAAAAGGACAGCAAAGCAACTAAATGAGTTCAAATCTAAAGCAAAGGTAGATCTCGATCCTGAGGAGTTATTTGAAAAGAAGTTCAATGAAAAGATGTTCTTTATGAATAACCCTACTGCGAAAGAATTTGAGAAAGAAATCAAAGATGTTCAAGATTCAAGTAATCTTGGGATTGAAGATGCCTATACTCTATTCTTAGCGAGGAAACAATCCCTTGAAGCTAATAAAACTTCTCCTTGAGTCGATTGAGTGGATCAGGAGATAAAACCTAAAAAATCATTCGATGAGATGACAGAGGAGGAATTATGGGCTTACAAAGGGTAAAACCTTTTAGCTTATTTATTCTTATTAAAAATGGCAAACAACATTGAAGCTTTTAACCCACAACTGTGGAGTGCTAGAATCCAGAAAAGGAGAGAAAAACTTCTAGTATCAAAACCAGTATCTTCATTTGAAGAGCAAGCAAACCTTACACATGGGGCAAGAGTTCATAGACCTACTGCACCAGAGTTCCTTACTAATGACTATAACAAGTATGGAAATGGAGTATCAATTCAGGAAGTAAAATCTGAAGATCAGTATCTTGATGTAGATAAAGTAAAAGAAGTATCATTTTATATTGATGCTGTAGAAGATAAGCAATCAAAATATGATGCTGAAGCTGAAGCAGTAAAATCTGCTGTATACTCTATTTCTCAAGAAATGGATTACACTAGATTTAAAGAGACTATCAATGCAGCTGATTATGCAGATGCTGCAACTGCAGGAGGTTCAGCAGGTACACCTTATACACCAGCTGTATCTACTCTTACAGAGTTCATAGAAAACTCTAAAGCTAAACTCAGATTGAGTGGAGCAGAACAGGATAGAGAGTGGTATCTTGTAGCAACTCCTAAAATGGTATCTTATATTGCACAATCTTTTATCAAAGATGGATTTAATCTTGCAGATTCAGGATTGAGAAATGGATATAAAGGAGATGCTTATGGATTGAAAGTATATGAATCTACTAACCTTCTCCACGAGATTCAAGTAACTTTGGATGCTGTGGCTACTACTAATACTTTAGTGGTAGGAGGAGTAACCTTTACTATGAAATCAAGTGCATTAACACCAACTGCAGGAGAAGTTCTTGTAGGAGCTGATGATGCAGCAACTGCAGCTAATATTGTGCTTGCAATCAATGGAGGAGAAGATGAGGGAACAAAATATTCTGCAATCTCAACTGCTAATAGAGCTAAACTCAGAAAACTAGGAGTGTATGCTTCAGTTGATGCAAGTGGAGTAGTTCATATCTATGCTAATGGACCATTCACAGTTACTGGAACTGCAACAAGATTTGTTGTGGGATCTCTAGTGGCACACTGTGAGCTTGGAAGAAAAGGAGCTGTTGATATGGTAGTTCAGATTGATCCAAAAGTTCAGAAAAATAAGGTACCTAACAAAACTGGATACAACTTTATCATATATGATCTTTACGGAGTGAAAACTTTTGACGAAGGTAAATATAGGATGTTGGATCTTAGAGTTGCTGGATAGCTTAAATAGTTATAGGGGAGTCTTTGGATTCCTCTATAAAATTTAATTTATCTTCCTAGAGGAGTAGTATTTATTCACTAACATAAATTCTAAGAATGAAAGTTGCAGACCTTATCAAGCAGAGCAGAATCCAGACTAATACAAGCACAGGACAAGTCTCAGATGCTGAATACCTAGAGCGATTGAATATCGTGCAAGATAATATTTTCTCTAAACTAGGAACAGTGAATAAGCTCTATGCTTGGACTTTCTATACTTCTGACTCAGTAGCTTACCAGAATGAATATACTTTAGCAAGGGAGACAATCGATCCTTCAGGAAGCTATCCAAAACTTAAAAGACTTCTCAGAGTTTTTGTGGACTATAAAGATGGATATAAGAAAGCTAAAGTTTATACTGAAGCTCCTTTTGATGTTCTGGACTATAAAGACTATAATAACCCAATAGCTATCAATATGGATGATAGTTTTTTCATTTATCCAGCACCTTATCAAAGCAAAGCAGATGCAATCAGAATTGAGGGAACATATATTCCTTACCCTTTGGAGCTAACAGATGAAGATGAGGATATAAAGCTAGCTAGAGAGTATCACGACTTGTATATCTATGGAATGAATAAGTTTGCATTTGCTAGTAAACAGCTATTTGATAAAGAGTGATTGATGGAGCAGAAATACCAGTTCAGACTGGAGCAGTTATTAAGAGAATGAGCAAGAGATATCGATAGTGCATATATGGAGCAGATTCCAGATTTATCTTATTTTGAGTAATCCGATGGCAGAAGGAAAACTAACACTAAACAATTGGACACTATGAATGTCAGCAGATGAATATACTGGTGGTAGTTTTTTGTATTCTGAATGAATAAGGGTAGATAATACAAAATGTTTCAAACTATGACAGCATATAGTAAATACGTCAATAAACAAAAGGTCTAGCTGATATGCAGTTGCAATGGAGCCAGTATTTCAACGAGACGAGGATTGACTTGTTGTATGAATGTTATGATTTAGTGCTGATTGATATATGGAAAGTAATTGAGCTAATAGATGATCTTCTCCTGATTGAGAATTTTGATGATGAATATACAAAAGAGCTAGTTGATGATATGTAAATTGATTAGTTGTTTGAGACCAGATATTATGAATATCAAACAGTAAAATAGATAGAATAACAACAATGGACGGTTTATATGGTAGTAATCTAGTAAGTAATCCTACATTAACAAGCGACACAGATTGGACAGTTTGAGCTTGATGGACTACTGGTGCAACTGGTGCAACACATACAAGTTGAACAGCTGACTTAACGCAAATGCTTACTGTTGTTAGTTGAAAATCTTATAGAATAGTTGTAAAAGCGACTTGAGTAACTACTGGTACTTGTACTATTAAATTAGCATCTGACACTGTAGCGACTATAAGTTCTACAAGTGATGTTTGTATATTGTGAGTTGAGGCAGCTTGATGATCATCAGAAGCGATAACATTCACACCAACAACAACATTTAATTGAACAATAGAGTATGTAAAAGTACAAGAATATGATGATACAAAATTATTACCTGATGATATAACAATAACAGATTATACTTCACATCCAGTATGTAGAAAATGACCATTTATATATATTGGTAGTTGATCAGCAGTAGATGTAATA